CGCTCTCATACGCTCTACTTCTACTTGCTGTGCTTTAGTTTGTGCATCGGATTGCTTGAACTGAATATCAGCTTGTAATTTCTGAGCATCTAATTTTAATCTTTCAGTGCCGATTGGATCTTCAACGACAGGTGGTTGCTGAGACATCTGTTGTTGTTCTGCTGCAATCTCATCATCCGATTTAACTATCTCACCGACAGGAATTTGCATTTGTCTCAGTGCCATTCGGTATAGTTCTGGGAATTTAGTCAATGGCCCAAACGCTGGGCTTTGAGCTAAGTTCATCAATCCACCCATAGCTTGCATTTGCATTTCACGAGCCATCATTGCAGATGAACCACGAGCATCGATCTGGAAGTCACCTTTAATTTCTTGCTTGTCTGAAAATTGCATGTTGTAGTCATAAAACCTACGAAGCATCTTACGAGTCACATTGTCGTCCCATACTTTAACGGCACGTTTCATAACGATGTTTGCATTGTTCATCAACATGCTCATACCCTGAGCAGTCTGACTAGCTCCACGTTCAATACCTTGCGCTATGGCAGGTACTGAAGTTTCTTCATCAGCTAACATTCTGCTGATCTGCAAGATATTCGCTAACTCAGCTTGGTGAGAAGAGATCTCAAACGAACCGAAAGCTTCATGCACTTGCCTAGTCTTATCTTTTAAGAACCATACTTTCTTAGGAGTAATAGTCCAGTCACCATCCGCCGGTTCTATGATCTGACGATTGACGACTATTTGAGGGCCGCTGGATAAACCTGAGTTATCCATGATCATTCGCCATGCAGAGTTATAAACTGACTGAGTATTCCTTAATAGATAAGGTACGCCTACTCCAAATATAGAAGAGTCATCATCACTAAAACAGAAAATGCTGTACGGCATTTCTTGAGTAGCTAACGGATTGAGACTAACCTTTAATACTTTATTACCACAAAACCATACCGTTCCTGTGATGGTGTCTAGCTCATCTTCACAACAATCAAGTCCCGCAGCTTCTAAGTCGTCACGATCAATTGGGCCGTGATACTCCCAAACCTCATAACGATTATCGTTACCTAGCTCACCAGCATACCCGCTGATCTCACGAAGCTGTGCAATGTAATTATCATTAGCAGCGGTAGCTCTACCTTTGTCAGAAGTTAAGACTTGCCTAATAGCATCTTCATTAAATCCTGGGAGTTGAGCAATGTTACTCATCTCACTGCGAGTAAAGTGATGACGTTCAAACTGAAACTCAACTTCAGCTAATCTAGTAGCTGACATATCAGGAAACCAATCCCACGGTGATACCCGTCTAGCACAAGGTGCTATTTCTTGAACGACTTCCAGAGCCTGTCCTTCTTTCGCGTTCATCCAACTCTTTCTATATCGACCTTCAACCACTGGCCCTTTAAGAATACCTGTGCCTAGAAGTACCGCATCGTGAATAACATCACGACCTTCCGAGTTATAATCACATTGATTCAATTGATCATCGATCTCATTTTCCATCGCCTTAGCTCGACGAGCGGCTTCTTCCATTAACCGTATAGCTTCTACCGCCAGGTCAACTTCTGCACCATTGGGATCGACACCCATTCCGCCTTTACGTTTCATATCTTGAAGTTCTGGCACGGGTGTTGGTTGAATGCCCCAGTTCTTATCATCTGTTGGAAACAACATGTCAGCCAATCTAGCTTCAGCAGAGTCTGCTTTATGCCGTGTGATGTTGGCAAAGACCATTGAGCCTTTACGTTTTCTTATCTGACTCTCAGTTGCTTGATCATAACGACCATTATATTGACGGACATCATCAAGCCATCGAGTCTCAATGACTTGCTTTAAGGCTACCTGTTCGTCAGCTTTACGCTGGAGGCTGTACCCAAGTCGATTGATACGTTCTTCCATTTCGGCTTTGAGTTTTTCTTCTTGTTCTTTCAGATCGAGAAGTAGCGCATCGGCTTCTTCTGGAGAAAGATCTTCAATATTAATTTCGATTACTTCATGCTCATGATCGATATCTTCATTATTCATTTCGTCGTTATAAGTTTTCATTTAATATCCGCCTATCCCTGCTGGTTCATATGCTGAAAGGTTTGGTGATAAGGATGAATACTCATCGACCATATCTATTTGATCTTTTAGGTGTACGCACCCATACTGAAGCGCATCGTGAATATGTGAACTTGCGTTCTTATCCGGTTTATCGGTAAATCTAGTCTCACCACTCACGTTCAATTGTCTATAGCGATAACCGCCATTGAACCCTTTACGTAACATCTTGCATCGTTTGTCGATCACGAAACGTGGCTTGCCATGTGCTAGTTGGTTTAAAAAATAACTGACAGCTTCTGTACGCATCTTAGGATTATTCGTACTGCTGGGTTCGGTTGGAATGCCTAATCGTTGCATTTCCTTAAATACTGTTTGCTCATCGGTCTGAGCGCGTTGATTACCTGTTGGATCGCCAAGCGATCTGATGGGACACCCTTTATATTTAGTTAACAATAAAGGCTGTACAGCCGACTCCACAAACTGTTTGATCCCTGATCCATCGCCCATTGCGGTTAGCTCATCTATAACTTGGATCTGACCCAGAGGACTCACCTGTATAAATACTACCGAGGGATTAAGTCCCCAATCCCAGCCGAGAATAACTTCTCTTCCCGGTACTGGTTTCATATCAACATCAGACACATGGAGGTCATCATTCCAGCTTGACTCGTAGACAGGCTTACCTGCCACCGAGCTACCGTACTGACCCATGATGTAAACATTAACCCACTGCTTATCTTTACCCGCTACTTGGTCTAACCAATAATCGTATTTAAACACATGGTTGTTGACGTTTTCAGCTTTAGGGTTTGGCACGTATTCGCCTTTCTCATAAAGCAATGCTGGGGGTTGATAGAAAATTTCCCACCCGTGGGGTGGTTGTTGCTCTTCAAATAATTTGTAAATGTAATGGTCATCACTAGGAGGGTTAGTGTCCATAATGATGTACTTACGATAGATTTGTCCTCCCAGCATGTTAGCACTCGGATAACGCCCGATCCGTCCACTTGCGGCATCGACAATAGTTTTTGAAATTTCTCTTGATTCATTTATCCAAACGCCGCTGATCTCCAAGGATAATAGCTTCTTTGCATCTGCTGGCTTATCAATCGCCAAGCAAACAATCTCTAAAGCCATTGATGTGCCATCACCCATGCTAGGGATCTTCACGCTGATAGTAATAGGTGCTGAGTATTTTATTGTTGTGACCTGCTCTGGTAGCCAGTCCATCATCGTCTTAATAGTGGTACTCAATAACTCTGGGTAGGTTTGCCGAATTACTGCTACTCGACTTCTTCTTACCCCGTCAATACAAGCTGGCATCTGCATCGCTTGACTTAAAATTTCTAAAGCACAAGCAACAGACTTACCACTCCCTATCGGCCCAAAGAGCAATCGTAGGTTAGCTTTAGATTTGTGAAATAACTGTGCTGTAGGTTCAGCAACATAATTGATCGATACATCACCCATTAGTCTTCATTCCCATCATTGTCACCTAAGTCGATATTCCAGATACCGAAGGGTTCATCTTTTTCGACCGTATTGTCATAGGTCTCGACCAACGCTAATTCTTCAGGACTTAATGTTTGCAATTCTTCTGGTACTTCAAAATCAAGCTCATGATCGTCAACTGAATGTTCGAGTGTTGCACCGCTATCATGCTCAAGCTTCGTGCCATCCAAACTCAAGTTGAAACTAACCGTAGCCCCAGTGTGTGTTTCACGATCTGAAAATAACTTTAAGTGCTTGCCTAAAAGCTCAAGGGCTTTGAGCGAGTCTTTATGGTTCTGGTCGGCTCGGCACTCTATGGCAATTGCTTGGATCTCTCCAAGTACAAAGTCGGCATCCAAGTCCATTCGCTTGGCTATACGCTCCCTCTCTTTTTCTATGAGGACTAAAACCTGTTCTTCTTCTATAAACTTCCTGCCAGCAGATGCAGAGATCCCCGCCATCTTAGCGGCGCGTGACATGTTGTTAGCATTAACCCAAGCTTTAGCAAACTTCTCTCGTTTGAATTGATTATTATCAGCCCGTGAACGATTCGGTACATCACTCATAGTGCTATCCAACAGGGTTTGTTCCGAACCATCCAGCAATGATCCCACCAAGTCCTACGATGGTAGCTATGATCCATTGCAATGCTTTCTTGCTGCCGGTTGTCTGGGCATGTAGCTCTAATAATTCCCTCACAAAATCTTCTTGCTGATCAACTCTTATAACTAACCGGGCTATCTGCTCCCGTTGGTTACTGCTTATTTCTTCAATACGCGATAATTGACCTGTAATTTCTACCAGCTTGTCTATTTTATCTTC